CGTACCGGTTCCCATCCCTCGCGGAACTTGGCTGAGACGTTTTTGGCGTCTGACTGCTCCATCGTTGAAGTGCGAATCCACTTATATGAGTACCCGGGCTGGCGATCAGGCTCAGGAAGCCCTGCTGCTGGTGCCCACGACTCAGGTCGCTTCGCGCTTGTACGATCTTCATGCTCACGTGCTATTCTAGTTTCTGCCATTTTATCGCTCCATCTTCGCAAATTCACGAGCATATTGCTCGGGGGTTAAGCCCAGTTTCTTAGCTATTGATAGCTGAGACTGTTTTAGTACAATCTTTTTGGAGGACGTACTTCGGGAAGCTGGTGCGACTACATTAGCAGGCTTTGAGGCGCGTTGAGCCTTCGCAGTGCCTTCGGTCGCTTTGGACTCGTCTCCGAAATATTCCGGAAAACGACGACGCATCGTTGTGTCGATAGCGCCCCAATATTCGTCGGTGCCCACAAACTGCGGACCACGTTCTTTCTCAAGCTTCTGGTGAAGCCCAAGTGCCGATGCAGTCATCTCCGGATCAGTACCCCACCACGTATTGCGCTCTTGCCACGCAACAGTTTTCTGGTCTGGTCGCGGGATTTGCACCTGCGGTTGGGTAAGTTGTACATCTTCCTCTACGTCTTGTAAAGTAGGTCTATACCCAGCAAGCTGTTGCAGCTTGTATTGGGCCTCGCTGAGCTTCTGCTGTGCATCTAAGACGCGATCAGTATCGCCAGCTTCGTAAGCATCCTTGTACTCACGCCTAGCTTTCTCAAGCTCAAACTCAGCGGTCTGCTTGAAACTGCCAACCAGTGTCTGTTCGCCCTCGGAAAGGGTAGATTTCAACCGGCGGTTTTCTTCAAGGAGGCGCTGTGCTGCGTTGAGAGCTTCTGTCTGCTCACGCATGACACGCTCTTTTTCGCGGCGCTCGTCGTGCCAGACCTTCTTCATCTGCTTCAGGCGGATTTTGACTTTCTCGGAGTATTCTTCGAGTTCGTCAGCCTCAAGCTCAGCCACCACTTCAGCAGGCATAGGCTCGCGCCCACGGTCTGCCTCGGGGGTATCGTCTTCAATGTCGATGTCAGGACTATTGTCTTCAGAAACAGGGGTATCGTCTTCAACTTCCCACTGGAAGTCGTCATCATTTGGCTCTGCTGCCATATTACTTCTCCTTTGTACGGTTACCCGTTTTTACCCGCGAGAAATCCCGCGAGGGTCTTCCACGATACCTTCAACCGCATCATCATTGATAATACGGAACTGACGGCCATGAATTACGATGCGCGTGCCCGCATGCGGACGCACGAGAATGAAGTCACCTTCCTTGCACCAAGGACCGCTTGGAAAGCGTTTCTCGTCAGCGTAGCAGTCTGGGCCGAGCTTTGCGGCATAGAGCACTGTGGCGAGCAGTTCTTCGTGGTGGATGGTGACTTCGGCTTTGATGATGCCGCCCTCGGTGGTCTTCTCGATCTCAGGGATAGCGCACAGGATGCGATACCCAGAAGGCTCAGGAAGCTGCTTGGCCCGGTCTTCAAAGGCAAGCTCGGGGGCGGCACCTACCTTAGGGATAGGGCGACCGGAGAGGTCAACGAGATCAGTCATCGTCGTCCTCCAATTTTTGTGCAGTATCCACAAGGACGCTGGTTGCCATCATCAGCCCACGGATGATACCGCAGGCATATTTGTAATCGCCATGATCCTTAGCACCGCCACGAGCGAGGTCGTCGCTCATGACCGTGATCTCTTCTTGGATTTTGTCGGCGATGTGTTTTAGGACATCATTCCTCATTCATTTTCCTTCGGTTGCTGGGTTGGAGAAACAGGGGTTTTTGCAGCTTGGAACTGTTCGCGGGCGACTTCTACGCCGATGCGAAGTCCTTCCATCTGCTCCTTGGCGGACAGGTTGGCCTTATCCGTTGCCATCTTGGCCCCCACTTGGAGGCCAGCGATTTCTTCTTGCGACTCGATGCGCTTCTGCTCAAGTTCGATACGGTCGTTCTTCTCCGCCGCGTCAATCTGCATCTTCTGCTTCTTGAGTTCGAGTTCGCCCTTCTTGATCTCAAGCTCCTGCATCTGCATCTGGACGATGGGGTCCTGAGCCATCTGCTGGTTCTGTTGCTGTTGAGCTTCAGCTTGGTTCTTCTGAAGGAGTTGCGACGAGGCAGCGGCAGCAAGCCGTGAAATGGCAAGCTCAGTGTTCTCGTCCATCTCAGCGTTGGGCGGAGGCAGCGGCACACCGGCCTGCTCTTCGACCTGTTTGCGGTACTCAAAGGCCAAGTGTTCAGCGATGTGTGCCTGCATGGCAGCCTGCATAGCCTGTGCGTTGGGGTTCTGACCCATAAGCTGCGCGACCTTGGGGTCTTGCATCGCGTTCATGTGGACCTGAATATGCGCTTCGTGGTCTTGGTAGATAAACGCCTTGACCGGCTTGCCATTGATGACGTCCATGTTCTCAGACACAGGGTCACGCGGCTTCATCTCATCACCATCCTTGAGAGGCACGAGCTTCTCGGCGTTCTGGATACCCAGCACGTCAAGCATCTGGCGGTGCAGGTATGGCAGGTCATAAAGCTGCGGCGCACCTTGAGCAAGTTGCAGAACTGCTTGATATTGCACGATTTTCTGTGCCATCGTCGCAGCGTTAGGGTCGCTGACAGGGATGACCGTGACCATGTCATAGTCAGACTTCTTGGCCTTGCGGCTCCCTTCTTCTGGCTCGTAGCTATACGTTTCTGGCGTATAATCCGCGATGATACCCTTAAGAAGCTGGAACTCCTGCTTCATCGAATAGTGGACGCGTGCCTGAATGGCTGAGTTGGTCTTGAGTGTGCGCTCAAGGATTGCCAGCGTGGTGCCCACAGGAGCTTGTCCGGACATATCGCTGATCTTCATATCAGCGGCCCCAGCGAAGCGACGACCTTCCTCTACGATGGTACCCAGAAGCGAGTACAGGACTTGGCTTGGTTCCTTATAGGGTAACGGCATGATATTATCACGCATCGTACCACTGGCGACGTCCACATCACGCCATTCAGCAGGAGCGATGGGCGTATCGTCACCCTTGACCCTCAGACCCTTAGTTTTGAAGCCACCCGGGAGGTTAGATAGAGTACCAGCATCAACAAGCTGCCGAATAAGGCTGGTACCAGACTTAGCAAAAGCACCAACAAGGTGAATAAGGCCAAAAGCGTAGAAGCCAAAGCCCGGAACGTATCCATAATGTACGAAGTGGTTGCGTTTCTTCTTAAGGTCATCCTCGGGGTCCCAGTTACGACGGATGGAGAGGATTGTCTCGGTCGCCTTGTCCATGGTCACGACATAAGGGACAGCAATCTCGGCTTCAGCCTCGTCTCCAGCAAATTTGTCGTCTGGCAGGACCAAATCGACGTGCATTTCGAGCAGCTTGTACCGGTCGTCAGACGAAGCTCGGAAGCCCATCTTCTCAGCAATAGCCTTCTCAATGTCGTCGAGCGTATCGACAGGCTCAGGCAGGTCTACATCACGGTAAAAGCCCGACGCTTGGAGCTTTTTAAGCTCATTCGGGGTCTTCCGCATCACATGGGTGACACGTCCAGCGACTTCCAAACTGGACGCGCCATAAGGAACCACGACATCTTCTGCCGGGATATACATAGACGCCTGACGACCGAGTGATGGGTCGTAATACACCTTCTTGAACGCGTTTCCTGCGAGGCCCAACCCCCACAGCATGCGCTCATGTTCAGGGCGATACTCGACCATCACATCGGTCAACTGATAATTCATATCCGCTTCAACGCGACGGGCTGCGTCACGCTTTTCCGGCGTTTCTTTACCGATAATCTCCGTGCGCACTGGGCCAGCGGCAGGAAATGTCTCCATCATGGTCTCAGCTTGGAACTTAACCAAAGCTTCGGAGAGGAGCGGGTGGTAGACGCCGCAGGCACCCGGCCAAGGCTCAGTTCGGTCTTCGACCTTCATACCAAGCAGTTCGAGACCATCGACGTAGGTCTGTATCCAGTCCTTGCGGCTCGACAGGTCTTCCTCAAATTCACCGAGAAGGTCGCCCGCAAGCTGCGTAAGCTGACCTTCATCAAGGGTTTCGGCTAAGTTCTCGTTAAAGCCGTCGTCTTCCTCCGCATCGGGGTCGATTTCGATCTCCATATCGCCAGAACGGATGGTTACTTCCTCCGGGTCTTCGATCTCAATCTCGATATCAGGCTCGCGGCCCATCATATCTTCAGGTGAAAGGCCAAGCGGCGCTTGGTTGAGGGCTTTGTCGATGTCCATTAATAATACCCCTGATTACGGTTTGACCTGAAATACTGGATTTCGTCCGGTTCGTCTAGCGTAGTAGTCACATAGCCTCCACGACGGAACCTGTGCATTGCCATAGACACCGTATCGACATAGTCATCGTGGGTACCTGCTGGAAATTCTGCAACTTCATCAATCACTTCTTCGGCCCACCGAGTTGCAGGTGCCCATACCCGACCAGACGCAAACAAGTCGCTCACAGCGTTCAAACGGGAGATTTTGTCGTTCCCCCGTGTAGGTGTAAACTCTTGTACCGGTATGCCCATGGCTCGCATCTCGTAGATCAAAGGTGCACCGGAAGCCTTTTTCTCGATTATCACGCTGTCCGGGTCCCACTCTTTATACTCCTCGACTGCCACTTGCTTAAGCTGTGGGAACTCCATGCGGTCCCGAAACGCATTTAGGAGTATGATATTGGCTTGCTCGATGCCTGTGTCGTCAGGATGGTAGAAAACACCCCATGTCGTGCACGCTGAATAGTCGGCACGCTGCGTTTTCTCGAAGGCCGTATCCCATGCCATGAGGATAAAGTCGCACTGGGGCGGCGTTTCC